TCCTTCATATCGCTTTCGATCCTCTGGAATTGCCTTACAGAAATTGACATTTCATCAGCCGCGGCCGCTTGTGTCATTTTCCGAATAATTCTGTAATAGTAAACCTGGGATTCATAGCCGGCCAGGCTTTCATAAATCCTTTTGATCCGCTTTTTGCTTTTCCGAAGGTCTTTTCGTTCTTCTTCCAGTTCCCGGATCCGCCTTTCGTCCAGTTCGATCATTCGCAAGCCGTCAATAAAGGCAATATGAACGCCTTTTGACTGCTCTTTTGAGTAATCGACGCCGCCGACCGCGGAAGGCCCATTCCAGCCACATTCCCGTTTCGCTTTTTCGATTGATCGGCGATGATTTTTGATCTGTTCATTGATTAACATGATTTTCAGGTCAATTTCATCAAAAAGATTCCTTTCCTTGACAGTTTTAACCGGTTTCGCCATATTTCCAGCTTCCCCTTGCAATCATACCGCGAATATGGTATGATTATTAAAGGTTGAAGATTCGGGCCGCTGGAAAAGCGGTTCGTTCTTTTATTTTACAGAATATTTTTTGTCAAGTCAACTGCTTTCTTCCTTTCTTTGCCCGGCGCCTGGCGCGTTCTTCGGCGCGGCGTTGTTTCCGGTTTCCTGAATGTCCCTGAACTGCCGGAAGCCTGTCTTTATTCGTCACCGCGCAACTCACAAACGAAGAACAATCTTTTTCCGCCGTGTCTATAACTTTTATAAATTCAGGCGCCCCGGAACCGCACGGCGGGGACGGATTGAAAGAAATAATCAGATCATCAGGGACGCTTTCATTTTCAACAATCATTTCGTCATACTCTGCCGAACCCCTGAACACTTTTTCTTTTGTCTTCCGGTTCATTGTAAAAAACCGCTGGGCCGCGATCGCTTCTTTAGCCTTCATAATATCGAAAATAATATCAGACGCCGACGTTCCGTTCCATTCTGAATTAAAATCAAAAGACATATTCTTCCCCCCTAATCATTATAATATTTCAGAAATAAGGAGCCGCGCGACTCTCCCGTAACTCCTGAAATATTTTTTCAAACATATGTCCCCAGCGTGTATCATTTCCATTTTCCGGCGCTTCGTCCATCAGCATTTGAACAAATTCTTCTGTAAACGCCTGATTCTCTCCCTTTTTCACGCGACAAAATTCATGTTCTCCGTCGTCTGCCACGTTATCAGGCGAATTTCTGAATAGCCAGACCAGATCCGACAATTTGATTTCCATTTTCAATTTATTATTTGTGATTGCAAATTTCAAAAGTTGATCGTCATATTTTTTCATTCTTTTTTATTCCTTTCAGCATGATTTCACATTCTTCTTTCACCTTTGCGGCTTTCTTAAATGCCTTAAACATTTTAGCTTTTATCTGATATTCTTCCGTCTTCCGTCGTTCTGCCAGATCTTCGATTCTGTATTCTGTTATGTATAGCGGCGCGTCTTCGACGGAACAACATTCACTTGTAAGGGATAACCCCGTCGGCGGATCAATAATAAAAATAGTCCCTTCTCTGTTCTGATACACATATAGTTTTATTCCGTTTTTCTCAAACTGGAATCCTTCGTGTTTTACGGCTCCCGTCACTTCGCTTTTTTGATACAGCGAATAAAAGGTTTTCTTTTTCATTCTTCTTCTCCCTTCCCGAAGGTTTTCACATATCCGAAGGCGCCGCCGGACAGAAAGAAAGCCCGTGTCGCCACTTCGTCGATATTTCCTTCGTCAATGTGTTTTTGATAGCACTTCCGCGCCATTTCTGCCGCCCTGGCGGTGCCCCAGGCGTTAGAATACCAACCTTCGCCGCATATACTGCAATAACAAACTTCCTTCGACCTGATTGTGTGCGTCTTATAATGACTTTCTATCGCTTTTCTGTCGGAAGAACTTTTTCCGCATACCGGACATTCGTAAAATACGACTTTTTTAATCTTTTTCAAGTTCAATCCCCAGTTCGACAATTCGCTTGTTATTTTTAATTGACATTGTTTCGATCTGTTTCTTCCATACGGCGCCGTAAACCTGATAATCTTTTTTCAATGTCAGAAAATACCGCTTGTGCGGATCCCGTAAGTGCATTTTGATTAAATTATCTAATAAGTGATCCGTAACGCCGGAATCTATAACGGATATTTCGATTCTGCCGGCGTCCCGGTTGAACTCCCGGCATATAACGACGTATTCCGGGCGCTTATTCTTTTTCTTCCCCTTTACTTTTCCCATTGTCAGCACCTTCTTTCTTTTTGTAAATGACAACCATCGAAGGGAACGGCGCACTGTTTTTACTATCGCCGAATTTCAGGCGGCCGCGCACAAAACGGACTTCCGCTTTTTGATAAATAAATTCATGGAACCATTTCGTATCTGTCCGGGCCGGTAATAACATAACAACAAGATTCCCGTGTTCCTGATTCGTGCGATAGGCTTTTTCAACCCACTTCCCTATTTCGCGTCCATAAGGGGGATTGCAAAAAACAGAAGAACCCCCCCAGTCTTGCGAAAGGCCGTTTTCTTTAACGGTGAAATATCTATCGCATTTATGATTAAATTCATCAGCACACGGATCAAGGTTGAAATGAAATTCTTCGTCCAGTTCCCGGAAAAATGCCTTCGGCGTGGCCCAGGCGTCAGTTTTACTTGAAAACATAACATCGGTATTCATATTTCTTCCTTCTTTCTGAAGCATTTATGTATCTACATTTGACCGGTCAAAAGTTGTGATTGACGTCCGCCCGTCTTTCTTTACAACTTCCGTTCCGACCGTGATTTCCAGTTCAACCGGATCATTGTTCCAAACATCGAAAACGACCATATTCCGGCCAGCTTCCACGGCGTAGGTTATGCCGGTTTTCTCTGTCATTTCAGACATACCCTTCATAAATTCCTTGATTCTTTCTTCCTGGCTTTTCATTCTTTCCCCTTTCCCGAAAATTCTTTTTTTGCGCGGCGGCTATAATATATTTCAGGCGTCACAAATTCGCCTTCCGCCTTGTCAAACAAATATTCACTATATGAATTTATCTTATAGAATCCAGCGTGAAGGCCATTCTTTTCAATCCACGCATTGAACACGGCGTCAAGCTGTTCTTCCAACTCCTGATACTGTTCTTTTGTTACGTCCGATAAGTAATCGTCGGCCCATTCTCCGAAGCCTTCGTCGTCTGCCTGGCAAATAACGGATTCCACCGCGTCGAAGGCACACGCCGAAAGGCAAGGCTTGAAAAATTCACAAGTTCCGACATATATTTTCTTTCCGTCTGTCTGATAATAAGGCGCCCAGCTTTTCAGATCCGCGGCGGCGTCTTTCAGCGCTTCGGCCGTGTTTGCATACGTGCAACCGTAATTTTCATTGTCGAAGCTATATGATACCAGGTTCGCCCGGTAATTCGGAATATAGCACCAACTTTGCGGCGGCCGCGTCTGGCCGGACGTTTCAACGGGAAGCGGATTGTCAAATTCCACCGGCGATCCCTTTTCAATCAGCCAGCCGCAAACCTTACCGCCGCCAGCATATTTTGAAATCTGTTCAGCCGTCAGACAGCTTCTTTCCGCCAGGGAATCATAAAGATTCGTCCGCGTTATTCCTTCACAGTCAAACAGACCGACGATTCCAACCTTCGGAACATAGACGATCGCGCGGAAGGGGAAGTCAATTTCCGCCGGCGCCGTCTTCCTGATCTCCACCGTCTTTTTCCCCGAAATTATTAGTTTCCACCATTTCGTCCTTATGCTTATCAATACAGTTTTCATCATTTACACCTTCTTTCTTTTTCATAAATTCTTTAATTTCAGAAACACATTCCGGGCAATAGTCACGCGATACCGGAAGGGGAAACAAAGTCATTATCATATCAACTATTTTTGATCCGGCATTTTCTTTTTACGGTAAAGAACTTTCAAAAATAATTCGTTTTGCCTTTTTAGCCGGAAATTCTTTCTTGCAACGATCACATATACATATTGTTTTCATCATTTTTCAGACCTCACTTGTAAATCATATTTGTTTTCTTACACCTGAACGCGATCCGGCCTTCCACATCATAGCCATAGGCGCCAGAAATCTTTTTAATCACGTCAACAAGTTCCGTTATTTCCGGCGGCGTTCGGTCTGCCTTCCTGATTGCTGTTTCCGCCACTTTGTCACGATAGCCGGAAGCATTGTATTTTATATCATTCTGATTCATAGCCGCGCCCCCTATTGAAACGGTAAGCCGTCGTCATTGTCGGGAATCTCCATAAAGTCGGAACCGTATTTCGGCGGCCTCTCGTCTTTCTTCGCCAGAAGACGCGCTTCTTCTTCAAGTTTCGATTCCGCAAAGGACAAATCTTCAACAAATACCGTCTTCGTGTAAACCTTCCGTCCGTCTTTTGCTGTATAACTGCCGGATTGCAACGGGCCGCATACTTCAACTTTCTTCCCCTTGCGAAGAAAGTCCTGGGCCAGCTTCGCGTTCTGTCCGACGCATACGCAATCAATAAAATCTACCGGTTGATCGCCTTCTTTTATTCTCCGGTTTCGCTTACACATTATGGTGAACGCAACAAAAGACGCTTTATCGCCGCTATATCTGATAACCGGTTCTTCTGTTACTTTTCCGCTTCCGATCCATTTGTTCACTTTTTCTTTTCCCCCTTCCTTTTCTCCGCATAGGGAAGCCGTGTATTTTCAGCCAGTTATTCGGAACCGGCGCCGGCTCCTGGGCTTTCTCTTCGTATGCCGCGGCAAATTCAGCCAGGGAACCGGCCGCGTCATGGGCGGCGGCCCAGAAAGAATTTAATCGTCCCAGGGCGGCGGCCGCGTCATTTATTGACAAGCCGCTTATTCTGAACGGCTTCAAGGTTACTTCAAAATCTTTAAATTCAATCAGGAATGACAAGTAATCATTCAGTGAATACGGGATCTGCTGGACGCGCTCTTTTATCCTTTCCGCCGATTCTTCCGGTATGTAGAATATAATTGTCCCGAATTTTTCTGTAAGCGCTATAACGTATATCCGGCCGCACTCAACGCCTATTTCATAAACGAACATCAATCCGGCTTCGCCCACTTTATAGGTTTTGCCGCCGAAATTAAAATCCAGGGATTCAAGCATTTTATAAATTTTCTTATCCTGGGATTCAGTTTCTTTCCGTCGCCTTGAAAATAAATATCTTCTTTCCCTGGCTATATTTCGCCAGCTTTTTTCTTTTCTTCTCCGCCGCCGCCATGGATTCACGGATTGTCGCGCGTTCTTCGCCTTCCACAATGACGAAATACTTTTCCTTGCATTTATCAAAGTTCATTCAACCACCTTCCCGTTTTTTAGTTTGCGATTCTTTCTTTGTCGCCGGCGTTCTGAAAATTCTTTCCGTCAATATAGCCAGTCTTCCGAAGAAGCGCGTGTTCCTTGTTTGATTCATATTTCCGGCCGGCGGATTCTGTAAGCCCCGGAATATTATCAACGTATTCACACACGGCCGGCGGAACAATCAACGCCAGGGCGAAAGATTCACTTTGCGCCTTTTGATCTTCAAAATTTCTTTCCAGGCCATAACAAAATCCCTCGACATAATTCATTTTTTCATTTCTTCCAAATTCGCGGCCGGCGTCTGCATAGATAGCGCGTAACGTTGCGAAGCGGTTCCTGATAACCTTCACGGCATAGTTGAAAATATTGATACATATTTCCGCGTCTTCATCATATCCGAAAAATTTCAGACGGTAAGCGCCGCCGGAACCGCGCCGCGAACTTGAAATCACGCGGCTTCTAAAATTATCCGCAATTACAGAAGCAATCATTTTACACCAATCATCGCGGAACGGCGGCGAAGTATAGTGAACGATCGCCCGTTCTTCCTCCTGGCCTTCGCGAAGCTGTTCGCGCTTGATTTCATACTTTGCCATAAGTTCACGGGCCTTCATCATAGCGGATTTCGCTTCGTTCTCATTATCGGAACCGGCCAGCGCTAACAGTTTTTCGATTTTATCAATAACTTTGTTTTGCGATTCGTTCATTGATTGCTTCAACCCCCTTTTCATGCCTGATACATACGGCGCGATCGTCGATATATACATTCGCGTACACTTTCCGGCTATTTGAACCGAAGTATTCCGTGATTTCTGGAAGATTGTCGTTCACCGCGTCGAAATAAAGTCCGTGTTCTGCACAAAGCGAAACGGCCAGATCCAGCGCTTCGTCAACGCGATTCGTCCACAAAATCAATTTGTTTCCAGCTTCACGAAGTTCTTTCAGCCATTCGATCAACGCCGTGTTCACTTCTCCAACTCCGGGCCAGCACCCGGCCGGGATAATAACCCCGTCAAAATCTACTGCAATAATCATTTACCCAGCAAGCGATCCAGAAGATCGCTATTCTCCTTTCTGGCAAGCGATACCCGGATAGATTCGGCCGGGAACTCTATCGGTAATGCCATTTTTATAATTCGATTGACGATTCTTTCGTCAAGTTTCAAGTCTTCAATCCGGCAATTTGAAGTAAAAATTGTTATGCGTTTCTCTATCATGCGGCCATTCAGGATATTATAAAATCTCTCGTTTACCCAGTCTTTCACATTCTCGGCGCCTATATCATCAATAACCAGGACGGGAACGGAAATAATGTCATTGACAAGCTGTTGTTCCGATCCGCCTTCTTCCGGGCCGGCCTTTTTAATTTCTCCCCAGGTTGCTTTTATCTGATCCAGAATTTGAAGCGTAGTCGCAAACTTCGCGGAAATCATTTTCTGGCGTATTAGATCGTTTGCGATTGAAACGGCAAGCCGCGTCTTTCCTGAACCTTTGACGGAAGAATAAAAATACAACCCTTTTCCGGTTTCCTGTATTTCCTCGAATTGTTCGACATACCTTTTCGCGATAATCTTTGCCATTTGCGCCAGTTCTCTATTTTGCGGCGTAGAATAACAATCCGTCATAAAACTTTCGACTGTCTGATTCTGAAATTCCTTCGGAATAGCCGCAAACTTTAATTTCCGATCCATTTTTTGACGTTGCAACAAGCCACACGAACATTCGCGCATAAAAGTATAATCGTTTTCGCCCTTGACTTCTTCCCAGCCAGTATCACGGCATTTCGGGCATTTATAGACCGGCTCCGCCGTTGTTTCGCCGGAACCGTTCAAGCGCGTCCGACGTAGTGTTTCCAACCTCTGCCGCGTCAGGGCTGTTATATCCAGGTTGTGTAATTCTTGTGTCGTGTCCATCGAAGCCCCCCTTGTTTTTATAATTTCCTTCAAGCACCTTCAAGGCGTTAGATTTATTCATCAGCCAATCAAACGAACAACCGTCCCATTTTTTATTTCTGCCGGACAGAAAATCGCTTTCCTGGGCCATTGTGAAAATCTGGTGTAATTTCTCATACGGCGTGAAGCCAGGGAAAAATTTCAGATTTTCAATTTCATTCAGAAGCGCCCGGACGCTTCTTTTCCTGGCGTCTGAAATAGCCCGTATTTTAGGCAAATCAGCGCATGTCTTGTTATAATCGTCCATAATCAGGTTATAAACCATGCGTTCCGCCTTCTGTTCAGGAAGGGCGGCCGGCGGCGCTTCGCCGACAATATCTTCGCTAGAAGATATATTATTTATTTCTTTCTCTATCTCTTTATCTTCTCTCTGTTCCGTGACTTCGCGTGAAGTGTCACGTGACGTTTGTGTGACGTCGCGTGAACCGTCACCGCCAAAATCAGGAAGGGACGGAACCTTCGATTCTTCCAGGCGAAGCGCCTTTTTCCGTTCCCGTTCGCGCTGTTTTCGGATCCGGTTTTGTTCCTGGATCCGATCCATTCCTTCGACGTTCTGGTGTTTCTCAAAATTCGTTATGTAGATTCCCTTTTGCGTAGTTTCTACCATGCGGAATTTTTCAAAGGTTTTTAATGCAAGTCTAACCGTTGATAATGGTTTCCCGAAAATAACGGATAACATTTCGTCGCTATACGGAAATTCGTCTTCAACCAGGACAAGGCCGTTCGCGTTGCATTTGCCGGCCAGGGCGATCAGGCGGATCCAGATAACAAGAAGCGCGTCGCCTTCCGGCATGGACTGAATGATCTTGATTTTTTCATCGTCGAACATATCAATCCGAAGTTTTATCCAGCTAATTTCAGACAATAGAATCACCGCCAATCTACAAATATTTGCTCATAATATCGCGCCTTGTTTTGGGCTTCGGCGCTTCGCTCTTTTTCTTCGGCGGCTCTGATTCCGAAAGGAAATTCACATCGTTTTTCATTCTGGTTTCGTGTGTTGCCGCCAGATTTTTCTTGATCGTGTCCTTGTTTTCAGATACCTTGTTATAGATTTCATCAAGCCGCGTTTGAGGATATGAAAGCCCGGACACACAACAAATCGTTTCTTCATCGTTGAACGTCTGGAAGTTGTCAAGCGGCGTCCCGATTGCCTTTTCAATGTCTGCCATGCTTACATTCCCGGCCATTGACGCTGTAATGTATTTAACGGCCCGATCGGCTTCCAGGGGCGCGAAGGCGTTATCTTTTATAGCCTGAATCACTACGGCGC